GGCTCCTTGACGATTGAACGATGCGTCTTCGCATTCTTCGGGACGAATTCAACTACCCCGTGCGTGATCAACACGGGGCAGCGCTCAACTATGTCTACCAACGAACGCATCTCAATCTCGCGATCAAGAGCTGCGATACTCTCTTCCAATGACTTGACAACCCACTGCGGAGCCGGGTCTTCCGACCCACCCGACAGTTGGAGTGCCAAGTCCTCGACCATTGCTTCTCTCTCTAAAAGGAGGCTTGCATAAGGGTCAGGAGGGAGGGTGTTGTGTAAACGTGAAAGTTGAGGCATCTCGGCCAATAGCGCGGAAGCGTATGGGACGAGAGACTCGCTACAGGAAACACCAGCTTGTAGCTTTTCAACTACGCTGGCATTTTTCTTCTTGGTAAGGGTCGTTGCCCCGGGGCCGAAGCGCAGCTTTAGGTCTCGAACGTGCGGGAGCCTTCCAAGGACGCGGGCGATTTTAGATTGGGCTCTGCGGAGTGCAGAGTCAACCCAGGGCTCAAAATTAAAGAGCCCCGCGCGTCGTTTCCTGAAAAGTTCATTCGTTGACTGGCAGGCTGCTTCAGCCTCCATGAACTTGGACTTAGCCACCTCCCGAGGGTCCACCCCCGGCAAGACGATGTAATCGCACTTCTGGAAGAAGGCGAGGGCCTGGCGGCAGTTAGCTGCTTCGGCGGTCGTAAGAGTGTCATAGTCCAGTTCAAACTCACAGATCGAAAGGTAATCATCACATTCAATGAAGTATGCGATAACGAGCCCTTGACTCCCTCCAAGGAGGGCGTGAGCGAGAGCGAGTTCCCTGATGATGTTGAGACTGTCATTGGGAGAACTCTCATCTATCCAACATGCTTTATGCATTGTATACTCCTGGTTATAACCAAAAATTACAGGATTGCCCTTTCGGGCGACCATAGCTGACAGGTGTCAGCTAGCTCTTCACCGGAAACCCCGGTTAGGAAGGGAACACGAGACGAACAAGAGCGTCGTACGCGAAGCCACCCGTAACGGGTGTCGTCGAAGTAGCCGCGTTGTTCGTCAAATTGCGCAGGATCCAACGGGTGTTGCTCCGGCCTTGAGCCAGAGAACGCGAGTGGATCCATTGCACCTGTTCCGAAGAGTCCACGTAAGCGACCTTGGGGGCCGCCGTGTAGCCAGAGAGGTTCTGCCCGGACACACTTTCCATCACAGGAAGGTCGACCCGGAGACCCACGCGTACCATACCGCTGGCCACCTTCTTTTTGGAAAGGCGGACAGTTCCTTGCGCGTATTCGGGAACACCGACGGTCTTCTCGCTCCAAAGAGCGATGAGATCGTTTCCGGTGTATTCCACGTGATCCGCGTAGAAGGTATGGGCGACGGGAGTCGTTTCGCCATCATAGGCGACGAGATCTGCAATTGCAGCCATGTTTACGTCCTTAATAGGAGTTAAAACTTACATAGAACGGAAGCTACCTAAGTCGCCAGCCTTAAGCTGGGACCTTAACTCTCTACGCGTCGGATCTCTCCGAAGCGCAACATCGAGCAGGCGGTCATCCGCAGACTTGAGAGGACCTTTTGCCACTTGCGCAAGAAGGGCCAAAGCATTA